TAGCTGTCTGCTACAAGGAAAATTGGGAGGAGATAGTGCAGAAACATCTTGACACAGGGATGTGGGAAGCCAATGAAGAGGATATTGAAGGGTTCTTATCAAATGTTGATGAAAAGAAGGTGAATAGTCTTTTGAATGAGTTCTTTTCTGAAGGTGAAGTGAAATTAGATGACTGGCTTCTTATGGCAAAAGGAAAAGTTAAACCATCAAGAGAGCAGAATGCTGATTCCAAGGTCGATCATTCTCAAACAATAATGTTTTTGGAGAATAGTTCGACTAACGCGATGTATTCAGCCATGACTAGACGTTTCAAGAAGTGTCTTGATGAGTGCCTTCGACCTAATATTAGTCTGAATGCCCAGGAGTCTGATGAGGAACACGAAAATTGGTATAATTCGTGTGAGTCTGTTCGCAGGAGTTTTCCTCAAACATTTAGCTATAGCGTTGACTCCAAGTGTTTTGATAGATCTCAAGAGAATGTATCTTTGCGTACAGATATTGAGTTTTATAGAGTTCACGGGTTGAATAAGGACAGACTTAGGCTTTGGGAGACGACACATGGAATAAAGAAGGCAAGATCTATGATGTTTGGAGTTGTGCTATACATAATATTGTGTGGTCTCTCCGGTATCTGGAAAACCTTGTTGAGGAATGGAATTGTTACTTTGACATCAGTCGTCGTGGCAGCAGATTTGGCGAGGAATGATGTTGTTATGATGGACATAAAGGGGGATGATGTTGATCTTGAAGTGTCCAGGATGCTTGATGTTTCCAAGGCTATTGAGCGAATGGGACTTACTTTCAATTTATCTTCGAAGTTTTTTTCGAATGATGTCAGGTATATGTGTAAGCAATTCAGAATCAAGTTGGCAGGAAGATGGTATTTTGTTTCCGATGTTTGGGCTAAGGCTCAATCATTGCTAACCCCTCTCTGGTTGACTGAGCATGAGGTTAGTATGAAGGAGCGCTGGATTTCCTTTAATGCTGATACAAGACACTATGACAATGGTTTGTTATTGGACAGGGCAGCTGAGGCAACGGCCATTTATTATGGTTTGTCAATTGTTCCTTTTGGTCTTGCCAGAGCTCTTTCTAAGGTTAAATGTGTTGAGCAAGAGATGTATAAATTGTTTTCTTCTCCTGAGATGGTTAATTGATTATTATATAGATATGCGTCACAGAAAAAAAAAAA